ATTTCATTCCTAACTCCTCTAGTATATTTATAGAATCTTGTTCTAGAGGAAGGTAGTTTTTACCAATTTTTATGTCAGCAATATTCCAGAGCATGTACCTATCATCTTTAAGCCAGTTGTAGCATGTTTCCAGTGTTGGTTTTAAGAATCCATCTCTCCACGATTCGTATGAGGTTCCGTACTTTTTGAATGATTGAGTTTCGTCCTCGCTATACGCCTCTCTATTGAAATAAGGTGGTGAAGTGAATACGAGGTCGAGTTCTCCTCTGTACTTTTGGAAGTCTGGGTGGTGTTGTATTTCTTCTGAGCCTTCCTTAAATATCTCGTAACTGTTTGTTTCGGAAAAGAAAGGATTTCCGCGATAAGTTTTGGTGTTATAAAAGTTAGCCAAATCAGCGTAACGAGAGCCGCCATCAACACTATGGTGGTTATCAGTATTGGGGTCAGTGCCAACATAATGAATGTTCCTATCATCGCGGCAGGACATAGCACCAAGTATGCGACCACCCCATCCCGAAGACGGGTCGTAGATGACAATTCTTTCTTGGTCTTTGACATCTTCTGTGAATCGCTCATACAAGTATTTAGCAGTCATTGGGGGGAAGTTTACCGCAGGTTGAATATATCCAATTCTAAATGCAGGAAATCCCTTGGGAAACATTCGTTCACCCTTCTTGTATAACCGAATACTATAAACCATGTCATCCGGCATATCATCGATATCAAAGGTAGAGTAATGACGGTATTCCAATAAACCATCGTGCTTCAGGGATACCACTTGTTCCTTCGTCAGTTGTAGAATGTCCGACTGGTCTACTTGATAGTATCCCGTATTCATTCCTTCACGAACCTTAACCTGTTCGAGCATAAAATCATAACCCTTAAAGATTCGTTCTTTATAATCATGAAATGTGCGAATATACTCTGCGGCATCACCACATTCAATTAATGCAGGCTTCTTCTTATTTTTAAAGCAAGTAAGAGCATGGATATACATTGAGTCTCTTCGAAAATGACGGAAGCAACCCTTCATCATTCTCTCTTTATATTTGTCACTAGCAAACAAATCATAAATTGAATATCCAGTATCCTTTTCTGTGTAGTTGATTCTGGTTTTGTACATCGTTGGAAACCATTGGTCTGCTTCTGCACCAAGTCTACTCTTGTTGATAATCACATCATCTTCAACATCAGACAATTCATCAGTGTGAGTAAATTCATGTATAGGATATGAACACATTTTATTGAACTGTGCAACAATACCTTCTTCGTTCTTACCTCTCCGTGGAGGAATTCCATGTGTATCCCATATGTCTACAACGGTCTTACGCATATCAACAACCCAATCTTCGAATTGCGTTGGAGTCATTTCAAGTAACTCCTCAAAGCACACGTTCACCGGAGAGTTCAGAAAGTATTCGTTTTTTTCGTAATGTGTTTTTGTTTCTATCATCATTTTATTTTACTGAAGTTATTCTTCTTTTCAAGCACAATATGGTTCTGGAATTTATCTGTCATCGAATCAGACTTGTGACTGATTACGAAGATGTTTGATTTATTGCCGAATGTATTCAGAAGTTTAAGAAACTCCTCTGTACCCACTGCATCTAGACTAGAGTCAAACACCTCATCCAAAATCAAAAGATTACAATTGGTGCTGTTTCTTAATCGGGAAATTTCTCTCCATGCCAGAAGAAGAGACAGGTCAATACGGAGTCGCTCTCCTTCACTGAAACTTTGATATGTGAATTCGTCTCGGTGTCGGCTCTTGATAGTCTCATCAAAACTTTCATCGAGATTGAACTGACAAAAGAAATCCATAGAAACAAGATACTTGTTAATCAGTTTGTTCATGATTGGTAAGTAGTGCTTGATTATCTTAGACTTAATTCCACCATCCTTCAGAAGAATACTAGCATAGTCGTAGTATTGTTTTTCTGAAACGCTTTCCATTCGTTCCACGACCAAATCCTTACCAGATAAAGCAAGGTCTTTTAGTTTTGACCTCTCTTCGTTAATCGACTGTCGTTCGGTTTGTGCTAGTTCAATTTCGTCTTGCATTTTTTCCATGTAACTTCTAGCAGACCTTTGTGATGATTTCTTGTCCTTAATGTCATCCTCTAGTTTTCGAATGGAAGACAATACCTCATCTATTCCCTGAATAGTTTTTTCTAGATTATTGGATTGCTCTTTGATTTCCTCTAGACCGGACTCACACTCTTTCTTTTTTTCTGATTTACTAGAAACAATACTGGACTTGAAGTTTTCATCAATGGGTTGTGTGCAAGTGGGACATGTGTCATTATTTTCATAGAACGAAATATCGTCCTCAAGTCCCTTTACCTTGTTAACGATTTGACTATTCAGATTGCGAATTTTCTGGAGTGAGTTGGTTAAGGAAGACTTCTCTGTTGTTTGTTGCATTAGTTCTGTTATGTTTGAACGCAACTTGTCAATTTCATTATCCAAGTCACCAATCATCTGGCGAGACTCTTTAATTTCAGTATTGTATTTCTCAATGGTCTTGTCAGATTTACTCTCTACTGTTCGTATAAATTTTTCCTGAGCCTCTATTTTGTTCTTCATCAAATCGACTTGGTAGTCTAGGTCTTTGATTTTTTCTTTTACTTCGCTAACCTTAGATTTAAGCACAGTATTCATCGAAGAGAATATATCAATGTCCAGAAGGTTTTCTACGATTGCTCTTCGGTCACTTGCGGAAAGTCTCATGAAAGGAATATAATTAGAAGAACCAAGAATAACAATCTGGCAAAATGCTTTGTATGACATCTTGAGAATGTTCTCTTCTAGGGTCTTTTGGTAGTCCTTTGCTTTGGAGTCTTGGTCAACCAATTTTTTGTTCTTGTAGATTTCAAATATCTTAGGCTTCTGACCTCTGATAATTCTGTAATCGTCTTTACCAATCGAAAACTCAATCTCTACAACACTGTCTTTATCGTTGATACTGTTAACGAGTTGTGGAATATTGATACCACGAAAAGACTTTCCGAATAGGGAATAAGTCAACGCATCTAACATGGTTGACTTACCTGCTCCATTTTCACCTGACACCAATGTAGTTCCATGTCGTATCAGGTCTAATGTAGTTTTATAGTTTCCTGTAGAGAGAAAGTTTTTCCAACTCAACTTCTTAAATATAATCAAACTAACGCCTCCTCGTACCAACTTGGAGTTTCTGAATAGTTCCACTCTGCAAAGGCTGTCTTCTCTCCGAGGTAGTATGCACGGTATGCTTTCACCGCATCTTCATTCTTGTACTCATCAGGCATTGCTTGTGCAAAGGGGGTGATTGAATCTGCGATTGCAATGTTCGCAGGTTTACGAAACCGAATGAGAGAAATCATATCTTCACTCTTGTGTACTTTACCATATCGACGAGTATATTCCTTGCATAGTTCGTATGCATGTTCAACCAACCAGTAGTAGTTTTTGTTGTTTTCCATTACCCACTTAGTGCAAGGATGTCCAACAAAGGATGCTTTGTATAGCATCTCTTCAAACATATTATGTGGAGATTTCCAGCGTTTGATACGTCGATTGTTTGCAGACAACTCAGTATACATTTCACCATCGAGAACGCGATGAGCAGTAGACAACATTTGTGCAGACTCAACAATCATTTTCACGACATGCTTATCGCACATATCCCTAGCGGCGGTTTGTGGAATCTCGTCCAATACAAAAATATTCACAGTGATAAACTTTCCATATACAGTTCTTGAAATATTTTCTTTAGCCGAGCGGGGTCATCTACTTCCTTGATTGAATCAATCTCTTCGTAAATGATTTCTAACGTACCCTTGGCTAAATCTACAGCATCATCATCCAGTTCATCATCAACATCTTCAACGACAGTGACATTAGAAGGCTGGACTGCGTATATCTTATCAAGAAACTTATCGAATGTAAATGGTTTACTTTTGTTATTGACGAAAATTTTCACGAAGCATCCGGCATACTTTGAAAGGTCTTCGCTTAGTATTTCCTCTGAAGTGTTTTTCTCATCATCATATTCCAATGAGTAGAACATCTTTCTTGGGTTCTCTACGAACTCAAGGCTTCTATCAGAAGTATCGAATATATGAAACCCTTTCGGTACATTCAAATCACTAAAGGTAATTTGATACTGAGTGCCTAAGTAATGCACATTGTTCTTATGTTGCTTCATATGGAAATGACCAGAAAGAACCATCTCGTACTTTCTTAAAGCCTCATCACTCATTCCATTTTCAAACATAACTCCCTGTAGAACTTGATAGCCGTTTAACTCCAAGTGTCCGCATAGAATTGGTGAAGAGTTCTTTTTCATAAAGTCCATAGTCTCTTCATAGTTCTCTTTGTTTATCCACGGAATCATAGTGAACGAAACACCATCAAACTCTATGAGAGATGGTTTATCGTATACCACGAACCTATCATCAAATATCTCTTGAAGAGAATTGACTTCATTAGTGTTCTTAAAGTAAGTGTCGTGGTTGCCGAGAATACAATGCATACGAATACCCTGAGCAGAAAGAGGTTCTACGAACCTAGTTCTAACTTGGTTCAGAGTATTGAAGTTGACATATTTTCTTCTGTCAAGAAAATCACCAAGATGAATTACATCCGTGATGTTGTTTTCTTTACAGTATGGAAAAAAGTCTTGTTCAAAAAAATCTAAAAAGTAGTCTATGAAGACTGGGGAATCATTTCTAGCACCGAAGTGCGTATCATTAATAATAGGTATTTTCATTCACATCATTCCATTACATCATCAAGGGTTGCACCCTCACTCCCATCCTCTTTCTTTTTTTTCTTTTTGGACTTTGGAGTGAAGTTATCGAGGTCAGTTTCGGTTAAATTAAACTGCTTTGCTAAGTTATCACTTTGGTCTTCCCATCTTGGAAAGTTTCTATAGAGGTCAGATTGTTCTGCCAGTTTATACTTGACATACATCTGCTTCTTTTCTTTTTGGATTCTTCTCAAGAACGCATAGTATATCATCTGGGTGAAATATGAAAATGGATTCTTTGACTTTTCTGGGTCGAAATTGTGTGCGTACATTAGGCAGTTTTCTATGCCATCTCCGACCATTTCTTCTCTATAATCATAATTGATAAAGTTGGGCTTATGGGAAAGGTGTTCTGCAATTTTCATGAAACACTCTCCGATGTATTCATTCACAGGCGGTCGAGGGTCACCTGTTTCATTTGCTTCAACAACCTTTTCTTTCCAAAGACACATCTCTTCAAAAAATTTACTGTTATCCACATAGTGGTTTGCTGGTGTTTTTTTCTTGCTCACATGGACACCTCCTTCTTTGTATATACTATACACTACATTTAAAAAAAATCAAGTTAATTGCGAATTTTGTCTATTGACATCTACAGCCTTTGGGTTACTATATCTGTGTCTTGGTTGGGTATAGATAGATAAGTACTTAAAGACATTCAATCTGGTTTAGGGTCCCAGTTATCAAACTGGTTTCCATAATCCCACTCCCCTCGCTTCTTCTTTGCACGACGCGGGGGGTTTTCTTTTGACTCTTCTTCGTGCTGTTTCATTTCTTCATACGTTTCCATAAACGCATCGGGGTCAATTTCGATTCCGTTCTCACCATCTTCGTCATCATTTAGGCTCAAGATTCCATGATGAAGAAACTCCATAAACATTCTGGGGTTTAAAACAAAATTCATTTGTACATCATCTGAAGGGGTAGATGGATTGCTTGGTTCTTCTTCCAAACTATCTTCTCCGAGTTCTTCATTGATTTTTGTTCGTAAGAAATCTTCCAACGCATCTGGGTCATTCATTAGTTCTTTTGCTATGTCTTGTGCAACGTCGAGTCTTTCGAGGTATTCCAAGTACGATTTCATTACTTTAGCACTCGGAGTATATTGAGTCATTATATAATCTTTGTGTAAAGTAAATTCATTCTCTATTGAAGGAAGCCACTCTTTGAATAAAACAAACTCCTTGACTGTTCCTGTCGCCATATCAGGCATAATTACAGTTTTTATAAGAACAGGACGAAAGAGTTTTGTTGAAGTTCCAGTAACTCCAACAACTTCACCTACTATCTCCTCACCGTTGCGAAGTCTAAATGATTTGTATCTGTTTCCACTCATCGTATCTCCTAGAGTTTTATTTTAATTGAACGATAATCAAATCGTTCTGCGTTGTAGAGTTTCATTCTTTCAATGAAGTGCTTTAGCGTATGATTTTTTCTGCTCTTCCAAGACAGGTCATCTCCAATATCATATAGTCTAGCCATATCTTTGTGTTCCGATTTTCGTAACTGTCTTCCGATTGACTGTAGAACCCTCACCCTAGACTTTGAAGGACTGGCAAAAATGATGTTGTGCAATCTGCGTATTGAGATGCCTGTCGAAAATGTTCCATAAGACGCAACGATAATTGCATTTTCATTTTCTTCTGTAATTTTACGAACTGCTTCTCTGTCCTCAACGGCGGTTCCCCCATGTACAAAGAAAACTTTATGATTTGAACAAACAGATTCCATCAACTTATTTAGGTGTTTTCCATGTTTCTCTACGAGTTGAAAGAGTATCAGAGTATTACCTTTTAGGTTTTTTGCCATATTTGCAATGAAATCATTGCGTTTCTGGTTCATTACAATCCATTCTAACTCATCAAAATATTTCAACTTTGATACGATTTTTCTGTCTTCTTGTTCGTGGTCTAGAAGAATACAATCGATACTAAGAGATGCAAGTAAATCTTCATCCATTAATTTTTTGGTATCCACTACTTTCTTCGCAACACCAAACAGACCTTCGATTACCAATTTGTGGGTCTGTGTTCCATCTAGGGTTCCTGTAGTTCCGATTCGATACGGACAGTCAATTAGTTTTGTCATTATTGTTGTCAATGACTTTGCTTTGAACAAGTGACACTCGTCACCAAACACTGCTCCGAAATTATCAAAGTACTTTTTAGGCATTTTGTATATGCTCTGCCATGTGCTTATGATAATTTTACTGTCGTTTATTTTATCTTGTCCTGCAAAGACGGTATGGCATTCCTGATTCGAATCGAAGTTTACATCACCTGTGGAATACTCTTGAAAGTCAGAGTACATCTGAGTAACGAGTGAAGTTGTCGGAACAATAATTAGAATTTTCTTATCCGATGGAATCTTATCCATATAGTAACGAACAAGGGAGTAAATCATTAAGGACTTACCGGAACCAGTCGGAGATAAAAGAAGGCATCTATTTTTGTTTATTGCATGAGTAACCGCATCAATCTGATGGTCGTGTGGATAAATTCTATCTTTGTTTACTACAGGCTGAAGATGTTCATTGATAAATTTCTTTACTTGGTCGGGGGTCACAATGTTTTGAGGATTGAGTGCTTCATCGATGTCCAGACTATATCCTCGCTCTTCGCAGAATAATTTTACATAGTCTAAAAGTCCGGCATACAAATGTTCTGAAAACATATTGTATAGTTTAATTGTACCATCCCACATTTTGTTTTTGTATGCAGGCATAAACTGAAAACCCGGTACTTTGAACGTAAAAAAATCGGATAGTTCTTTTGCGAGACTTCTCTCACAACTAACCGATACATTCACGCTGTCGCACTGTTTTATAGTAATGTCTGCCATATACTATTTAGGGTTCAAATATATTACCATCCACTCGGATGGATACTCCTCCTATTTTACCCGACCAGAAAAAACACCTAACTCCTGCTTCCTGCATCATGGTATGACCAATACTACAACTAGTCTTCCATCTATCAGGCATTAAATCCATATACTCTTTATGACCCACCACACGCTTGATTCCTGTTTGAATGATTGCTCTTGCACAATCAGAACAGGCATAGAATGGACAGTATAGTGTTAAATTTTCCGGGGAATAACCAGAACGGATTGCCTTGTATATTGTGTTTCTTTCGGCGTGTTCAACGAAATGGTATTTGTTTTCATTAGTCCATCTATCTTCAGTGTCATTTACATTATCAGGAAATCTGTTCGCGTCACTTGCAATCAAACCAAGGGAATGGTCAACAAGAACAGCCCCATTCTGTGTTCTGGGGTCTGTTGATTTATTTTGAGCAGTCTCGTATGCATACTTCAAATAGATTGGATGCATTGGGTCGGATTGAAAATCATATTCCATTTATAAACTTTCTCCACTCAATAGCATTTTTAATATCCCAACCACGGGATGTTATTGATTTAAGAACAGCCTGTAAGTAGTCTACCTTTTCTTCTTGGTATGCGATTTTATCATTCTCTACCATGACGGACTTGTCTGCATCAATGTATCTATCGAGGTCGGACTTCAGTACTTTCAATTGGAAAGGTTCCCATCCCCGAGAGGATAGTTCTTCTTCACTCATCTTTCCACTATAGTATTCCCATTTATCACGCATAAGTTCCTTTAACTGAGAACGCATTTGTTTCAGTCGAAGTCTTTCGTCGTGGTATATGTTCAAGTACTTGTTGTGTAGTTGTGGAATCTTGAGTGCTTCGATATCAAGTTCAGTTCCATCAACCTTCATGTCCGCAGTTGCCATTTTGCGGATGTCATCAAATTTCATAAAAAATTACCTCACGGGGATTCGAGTTTTTCCACCTCATATGATGTATAGGCGAATGTTGCAGTTGCCTGCGTAGTCTCTATTGTACCAACAGTGGCATCAAATTCAATACCGGATAGTGTTTTTGGGAAAATATTTTCAAACGAAACTCTGTAGTTTGGCTTCATTGCACTATTCAAGATTATGAGTTCCGCTTGAGAATAGTGGTTGTTTATCGTTTCGTATGATTTGGTATCCTTCACTGTTGTGATACTATGAATCCAATCATAGATTTCTCGCCAGTTGGTAAGGTCTTCCTCAACTGCAAATGATATTTCAAAATCATCTAATTGAGCCGCACCCGCAATAGGAATTCCTTGAAAGCCTCTTTGTGTTGCAAAGGTTAATTCTTCAACACCAATACCGGGTAAGTTTACTCTCTGACACATGAAAGATAGTTTCGGTGTCCTGTTAAGAATAAACTTAAATGCAGGTTGTTGTACAAAGTTAATCTTGTCGGGAGCATCTGTGAGAAAATCTCCAGTACCTCCCGGCAAGTAACTTTGAATATTAACGTCTTTTTTCTTGGACATGATTTATTATCCAGTTTGTGCGGCTCGGTTCATACCACCGCCACCTTTACCCTTTTTCTTTTTAATCGTTTCCCCAGAAGAACTTCTTCCGCCGGTTGTTGGTGCGTTGTTGCTACCAGAACCACCTTTGGGTTTTACTACATTTCTAGTTGATATTTTTGATGACTTTTGCATTGCCATTTGTTATGCTCCTGTTTGGGGTGCTTTGGGTGTTCCACCATCAGCGCCTTTTTTCTTTTTCTTTTGAAATCCAGTACTGGGTGCTTTACTCATTTTGTTGTTGGTCACTGGTGCGGCTGTGGTAGAGTTTTGTCTTCCAGAATTACCACCTGTTGCTGGTGTTGGATTACCTCCTCCACCACCACTACTAGTTCCAAATGAAAAGTTTCCGCCTGATGCCACCATGTTTATCTCTCCTAAAAGAATATCTCTCTATAGTATGTATAAAAAAGAACCCCGAAGTCCTTTCGGAAACTTCGGGGCTCGTCGGGTTAAGTCCGACTAATTTAATCTTTTTCAATCAGAATCAAACGTCACCTGTGTTCATACCGTGTAGGTTATCAACTCGGAAGATTCTGTAGTACTCATTCGCACGAACTTCGAGTGGTGTTTCACCCTTAGTGAATCCGGGGGTATTAGCACCCTTAGCGAATGGGTTGTTAACAAGACCGTAACGAGTCTTGAAAGCAATCTTGGGCTGATAGGTAGTGCTATCAACTGCTCTTGCCATCTGTAGTGGTACATATGGGCAGTAGAACACACCAGCGTCATACTGCGATGAACCACGGTAACCAACGGTGACGTAGTTGGCACCGGCGTATGGGTCTACATAGACCTTGATACGACCGTTGAGAACACCAACGAAGGTGTTACCAGTGTCATCTACTTCGAGGTTACCGAATGCAGGTGCGTGGTCAAGAATACCACTCATGGAGAGAGCAGAAGCGACATCTGAGGAACAGATGACGATGTTACCCTTACCTCTACGAGTCTGCTTGGCGATTTCGTTGCATTCACGCTCAATCTGGAACTGAAGTCCACGGAAGCGTTCAGCACTCCAACGACCATCGGAGTCGTGCATAAGGTCATAGACACCACGATTGAAGGGGGCGGGGGCGCTTGCAGAACGACCGTCAACAGTACCACCAGCGGTTGCTACTGCCAGGTCACCTTGCGATGCACCAAGAACAGCAGTGATGTTGATGTTACGAATAACTTCGCGGTTGATTTCAGCAAGAATCTCAGTGCTAAGAATGTTAGCGAGTTCTGCTTCAGCGTCAAGACCGTGAACAGCCTTGAGGTCTTGTGCGAGTTCAGTAGTGTACTCTGCTTGCAATGCACGGGAGTGTGCTTCAACAGCAACACGCTCGATACTGAATCCCATCTTCTGTGGGATAAGACCTTCAGCAACAGCAGTGCTGTGACCAGAACCTACCTGATAACCACCGGAAAGACCAAGGTAGTTGGCACCTTCGCCGCTGGTGGTGTCAAGACCCAGTGGGTCATCTGTGAGGTAAGTACCTTGTGTTGCACCGCGTACAACTTGGTTAGTCGAAGCGGCAAGGTGGTCACCTGAACCACCACCAGAGTTACCTGGCTCGCTGTAGAATGCTTCGTGAGTTGAGGCTCCACCTAGACCAGTACCTGCGTTGTTTGCAAACTTAGCACGCATCGCAAAGATAAGTCCGGTAGGACCAGTCATTGGCTGGACACCGCAGATATCGTAAGCGATTAGGTTAGGCATTGCTCGACGGACGAGCGAGATGAGAATCGGGTCGAATCCGGCAATGTTGCCTTCTCCGCCGATATGGGGTGACATACCACCACCAACTGCGTTGGCGTGTGCTTCGTTGAGCGCCTGTTCCTGATTTTCAAGGAGAACCGCAGTTGTTGCTTTGCGATACTCGTCCTTAATTTCAGGCATCTCAGGATGCTCAAGAACTGGTTGCCACTTCTTCTGAAGTTGTTCGGTCAGTAAATTGTCTGACATGGCTGTGTTCTCCTTTTAAAACCTTGATGAGTTTAGTTAAAGTATTTATAAAAACTAGTAGTTTGATTACTTAGTAATTTGGGTTGAAATTCGTGGTCGTGATTGAAGTCGAGATAAGGAAGATGCGTATCTATCCATTACCGTACCAGTCTTGACAGGAGTGACTGCTTCGTTAAGGTCTTTTGCCTCTTCGACAGTTTCTTCTGAAACTACAGTCTCTTCTGCAAAGTAAGACTCCTTGAGAATAGCAAGTTTCTCAGCGTACTGCTCAGTGCTATCAAACTCAAGACCTTCTGCAAGACTCTGTAGTTTTTCTCGGTCGGTATCTACTAGACCTTCACATGACTCTGCGAAAATCTTATCTCTTTCTAGTTTCTCTGAATCTGAAACTAGTTTTGAATTCTTTTCAAGTTGCTCGTTGAGTTTCTCTTCGAGAGCGGCAACCTTAGTGTTTGCTTCTTCGAGTGCATCGTACTGACCTTCAGGTACAGAGATGTCATGCTTCTCGAACAGTCCACGAAGGTCTGTGATGAAGGATTCTGAGATTTCGTTCTTGAGTCCATGCTCAATTGCGACTTCGTTTTCTTCAGCCCATTCCTTAATGACGTAGTTGAGATACTCATCAAGTTTATTGGTGAGTTCTTCTGCGATTTGCTGTGTCTCTGTTTCAAGTTTAGCATCAAACTCTTCTTGAATGGAAGCAACCTTTGCTTCTACTCTTTCGCTGATTGCTGACTTAAAGATGACCTCTGCCTTGTTGCGGAAGTCTTCAGAGATTTCTTCTCCACCAAAGAGAGCGTCCATATGTTCTTTAATGGTATCGTCTACTTCAGTCTCAACAGATTCAACGGCAACCTTTTCGGCTTCCTTTGCACCTGCGAGTGTTTTAGGGTCATCGACTACTTCTGCTTCTGCATCAGATGCTTCGGCGTCGAGTTCCTTCTTATTCTTCTTGTTGTCAGTCGCTTTTGGCTTCATGACTTCAACACCTTTTCCTGTGACATCTTTGGTATCTTTACCGCCGATTGCCTCTTCGTCGGATGCTTCAGACATGAGAACTGCCTTAGCGGCTGCGATTGGGTCTAATTTTTCAGACATGTTAGTTCTCCTTGATTGCAGTTAGTGACTATTCTATTTATATATTTCAAAGCCTTGACATGAATTTTCTGAAGATGGCAATCTTGGCTTCTTCTAGCATTCTTTTGTCTGCTCTAGTTAATTCTTTTACGGATTCTTCGAGTTCTTGTGGCTCAAAAATACCATTGTTCCAGACCCATTCCTTACCTTCCATAATACCATTTACAAAGGCATTTGGAGCGGAGGGGTCAGCAACAATGTCCACGGCAGCAAGCATGAAGTCATCCTGAACTTCGTTGATACCTTCGTCGTTCTTCTTAAGAGAACCCATTCCTCTAGACGAGACTCCGAGTTTAGCACCTTCGTCGATTAGGTTCTTTACGATTGAACCATAAGGAGTGTCTAGAATCTTGGCTTTTCCGACGATGTTGTTATCATCTTCTTTGAGTTCTTTGATGATATGAGATACTCGTTCAAGGTTTAGTTGTGGTCCTTCTGGATGACCAAGTTCACCCATTGCACGACCAGACTTGACGAATTCTTTGTTGTATCGCTTCACTTCTTTTTGAAGTGTTTTGACTGGGTAGACTCTACCGTTTTTGTTCGCAGTTTCAGCCTGCATAAAGACACCTTCGATGAAGTAATTTTTCTTTCCTTCTTCGGTATCTTCTGTCAAGAATTTGACATTTTCTACAGTTTCTGTAATGAGTTTCATTTACTACTCCTCTGTTTCTGTTGTTGGTTCCGTTGTTTCTTCACTATCAACATTAACAAAGGTATGAGCATCATCTGAATCTATTACAACATTAGTATCGATTTCAGGCGTTCCGTCTGACATTTCAGCGTCAACATCAGGTACGTCTGTTGTTGCAAAATCAGTAGCAAGTTCTGTTCGTTTTGTGTCCATGTATTCAGTTGCCTTGGTGTATAATGCGGCTCTTGTTTTGTCGCGTGCGGCATCTAGATTTTTATCCATCATTGACTTGATGATTTCTTCTGTATCACTCATAATTTATCTCCTACATTTTTTGCAAATTTGATTACTCTTTTTAGGCTGTCTTTATTTATAATGACTCTATCGCGGAGAATTGATTGATTTTCTTCAGATAGAGAGTCATGCAATCGAACAATTAATTGTGCTTGTTCTCTTGGAAGATATACCTTTTCACCTTCAACAGAAGTAAACTGAGAATTGTGTTCACTCAATGCTCTGTTGATGATGCCGTAGAAGTATTCTTCTTTACTGACTTCAACTTCATTTTTTGTTTTCACTTCCATAGTACCGATATATTCCTTAACAGCCTTTTCTGCCGCTTTAGGACCGGGGAACATTTCCCATCTTTTTTCATCGACATACACAACCACAGGTGCAGTTTTACCTGTACCCATAGTTTTAAGTGTCACACGTTTACCGCCTTCTTCAAAAGCCTTCATGAAGAATTCTTTTTCGAGTGAAGGGTCTAGTGCAATCTCAGCATCGTCTTCTGATTTTTCTGGTTTTGCTTCTGTTTTTGGTTCAGGAGTTTTCTTTGGTTCCTGATGTACATCAGACTCTTTGTCTTCATCTTCTTCGTCCTCTTTCGGGGCTTCAAGAATAGAAGAGGCAAGAACACTCTTGCGGTTATCTTTAATTTCAGACTTACGTTCTTCGATTAAAGCAAGAAAGGAGTTCTTGAATTCGGCAGAATCTTCCTGCAACAGAGATTCTATTAGTTTTAGTTTTTCATTGGACATCAATAGAATTTCTCCGTTTCCTGTGGGATGTCTCCCTGTTCTCGTTCCTTCTGAATCTGCTTATCAATTTGCTTGATTTCTTCATCAGTCTGATGTAGAACATTCTTTCGAATATACTCAACAGAATAGTATTTGCCAATATGTTCTGACATACTATCTAGTAGACTCATTCGCTCTGTTAGAATTTCATTGTTCTTTGTTTCGGTAAAGTATGAATCTCTAGCATAGTCAAAGTGAATATCGTGTTTAATCTTCTGCCAGTCTTCCTTTTTCATAACTCCCTTGAGTACTAATTGTGCTTCTAGTACTGAAAGGAACAGTTCGGAAAACTTCGTCCTGAGTTGTTCAATGAACTTAAAGAACTTGAGTTCGTCTCTGGTAATTTCAGAAGACTTACCCATATTGAAACCATTGTCTGATTCCAGTCTACTGATTGGAACATTTAACGAACGATATAGTTTCTTCTTAAAGTATTCAACATCGTCCATCTCTCCGAGATTTTCTCCACCGGGGAGAGTTGAGATTTCCGTACCTCTACCACCTTCTCGCCGGGGTAACCAAAAATCTTCAAGCATCGACTGGAATCTCTTGTCGTCTTTGAGTTCACCTGTGTTTGCATCATAGACGAGTTTGTTGCGATATCGATTCATGATATCACGAAGATATTGTTCTGCTTTATTCTTGGGTAGAGAACCTACGTCAATGTAAAAGATTCTTCTTTCAGGCGCACGGGAGATGCGATAGATAACAACCGCATCTTCAATCATCCGAAGTTGATTTAAAGGTTTAACTGCTTTGTGCAAGAATCCATAGACTCTTTTCTTTTCTAAATCAAAAAGACCCGAGTGACAAAAAGCAATTGCATCGGGTGAAATTTTCAAGCCAGCATCTTGTGGTTGGTTGTCATTTTCGTTATACACAAAATATTCTTCAACCTTATCGATTACTTTTGCACCCCTATTTGCGGAGTCTTCTAAAGTTTTCTTTTTAATGGTCTTTACTTTTTGAATCTTGGTCGCATCGATAGGTCTTAGTTCTAAAACACCCTTCTTTATTTTGGAAGGGTCTACTATCATGTGATAGTAGAGTTTACCGTCGATGTACCACTTACGAAAAATTTCATATCCACGATTATTGAAATTCAACAGCCGTAGTGTTTCGTCAAATTCTTCTGATATCTTTGTTTTGATGTTATCGGATAAATCAATATTATCCAAATCAATCTGAACAGTTTTCTTGATATCATCCTGAACGATGGACTCATTTACAATATCATCGAGAGCAGTATCTACTTCGGCATGAAGAGACATCTCTCGATACTTTCGAATGAGTTCTTTTTCTGATTTCTGATTTCCATCGAAATCAATATACTGCCCAAAAAACCCGGCGGCGGCGTCAACGTAAGACGCGCCGTCTTCTGGGTTTGGTGGGACAAAGGATACGGGTCGGTTGGTACTACCTTCTATTCCGACCTGAGAATCACCTCTCCCTAGAGTGAATCCAAAGAGTTTAATCGCCATAATTTAAAAATCCTTAATTTCTATTTACGAACTTGGAATTGCGTTCTTAGCAGTATCAGTTGTGTTGGTGAAGTACTGGTAAGTAAGTGTGACAGTAAATTCTGCGAGTGCGTCATTAGTGTCTGCACCAACTTCGATTGCTCCAACTGACTTAGGCCAGCAACCAACGATTTCGTATTGGTTGGTTTGTGCGCCGTTTCTATCTAGTGTTGCAACCTTCCAGTTTCGATAACCGGAACCGCTTTGGAATACTGAACCAGCACTGGTGGAATCACCGAGGTTTGATACAGTAGATGCACCCATCTTTTCGTGCCATGTTTGGAAGGCATCGTATAGGTCCATGCTTTCGTCACTGATTACAGTGATGTCCCAATCTCCGAATGTTCTATCGCCGGGAACCTTGAGTTGTCGTCCCTTGTAAGGTAGGACAATCTCACCGATTTCCATTGAAGGAAGAGATGCGGCTCGAATAAAGAACGAGTCCGTTTCTCTGAGTGCTGTGTCGCCAATGTCACCGGCTACGGTGAAGAGGTTTGGTCTTTGAATACCTCGTTCTGATACTGAACCTAAAAAGTTTGTGATGTTCATTGTTCTCTCCTGTTAGTTTTCCTAATATGCAAAAGTATTTTACTATAGTATTTAGGTGAGGCGCCCGAAAGCGCCCCACCTTTATACCATTTTTTATTATACTCCGGCAATCTCCTCGAAGGCAACATCGGTTCTGACTGCAACGAAGTTCAACTGGATGAAGTTGATTGAACGAGCAGGCTTGATGAAGATGTCTGCAACGAATTCGTTACGGTCTACTACATCGCCTGGGTTGTTACTTTCATCACATACGACTCTGAAGTCAGTGATACCTCGTCTACCCTGAACAGTTCGTAGGAACGGCTCAACAGTTGACTTGAACTGCTGACGGGTAAATTCGTCATTGAACTCGAAGAGGAAGAACTTCGCGGCAGTGGAAATTGCTTTCTCAAGGACAATGAAGAGGCGACGGACGTTGATGCGGTCGAAGGCAGATGCCTTTCTCTGCATAGTCTTGTCACCAAAGAGGATTGTACCTTCACCGGGGAAGGAGACAACAGGGTTAATGTTGTTCTTATACAACTTATCTCTGTGTGCTTTGCGTGGGTTGACTGCAAGTTTTACAACATTCGAGATTGTACCACGGTTGTAACCTGCGGGTGAGAACCAAGCGTCATTGCTGAACTCAGTTCTAGCACAAAGACCAGCAACGTCAGCGTTAAGGGGAACCCAACGGAAGACATCGTTATGGTTATCGTACTGATACTTCCAACCACTGTCAAACACACCGTAGGAAGAACTCTTATTGAGAGTATTATTGTAGTAGTCTACAATGTTATCTACCTTAGTGGTAAGAGCAGTTGTACCAACACAGTCGCCTCGTTTTGGTGAAAGGAATGCAACGCAGTCCTTTCTTGCTTCAGCAAGGTCAACAAGTTTACCTGCAAGAGTTTCTTGAGCAGGTCCACCGATGAGCAACGAGCAATCTACGGTTTCGGCATCTTGGAAGAGGTCGTAACCATTGGTGTAAAGAGCAGAGTTGTTAGTTGTTGAGTTAAGGTTTTCACCAGTCGTCGAATCTGCTCCACCTTCCATGATTCCGTAGAAGTTACGGATAAGTGATTCGAAGGTAACGCCTAGACCTGTCTGGGTTCCGTCATTCGCATCGATTGATTTGAGGTCATCACCCCAAATACGACCATTGTCGTCAGCGGCACCGGATACTCCTGCAATTTGACGCATAGCGTCAACAGGGTGGTCACCCCACCAGAGATACTTGGACTGGTTGTTGATGACGTTTGCATAGTAGTTGGATGAACCATCAAACTTTACAGCGTCTCTTGCTTTGGATGCTTCGAATTTCTCAAGAATAGTACCGGGAGTTCCCGACCACTTACCACCACTGTCAACGACTACGATTTGAACTTCGTCGTTAACAAGGTTAAACTTAGCGGCATCAGTTGATGTATCTGGGAATCGGTCGAATGAACCTTCATATGCCCACTTGATGGTCGCAGTTAGACCAGTTGTCTGGTCTGCGGAATCGATATCAGGTGTAACGAGAATTGAATCATACAATGCGGTTTCACATGTATGTTGTTTGGTTGTGATAAATCCTGATGATGTATGAACACTATTAAGTCCACCAGTACCACCACTGAATCCTACGACTGTGTAGTCTTTACCGGAACCACTGAGTTGAATGATATCACCTACAGCGACTTCACCGTGGTTATCGCTAGAGCCACCATGTGAGATACCAATTGTACCATATACACCATTACCGCTGGCGTGGGCAGCCTTGAGTCCAGTAACACCGCTACCACCAGCACCCGTACCTTCCATTATTGTATGGGCACGTTTATCTGACATGGAAACAAGTAGTGAGTTTCCGAGGTCACCTGCATACTTTGCGGCAAAGAATACTTGGTCTGCTGAATCTGCTCTTGAGATTGAGTCTGAAAGACCACCTGCTCCTTCTGCGGGGTTAGTTCCACCATCCACAGTGTCGTAATAATCGTCGGTGTTTTTAATCTGAAGACCAGAAGTGGCACCGCCTACGTCAGCGGCGTGGAAACCACCAGTGATTCCGCCGTGGAGTAGTGTAATATCGTCTCCACGCATACCAGTACCTCTTACGAAAGAGTTAGCAGCGGAAGTAGGAAGTTTTCGAACGACTCGAAGGTCGTTTCCGTATGCAAGGAAGTTGGCGGCACTCCACCAATAATCTGCGTTTACGTTGTCGGGTGTACCGAATAGTGAAATTAAGTTGCGTTCGCTGTCAACCTGAACGATTTCCTCAGCAGGTCCCCATTTGAAGTACCCGGCGAAACCGCCGACGGTAGTTGCAACAGATGGGACGATGTTTGTGAGGTCTTTTTCAGTGACATTGACGCCTGGGCTTACTTGAAATGCCATTTGATTCTCTCCTTTTTGTCCAATAGTGATGTTTTAATCAGTAGAAATTTAGATGTTCGGTTACAGATATTTATAATTTTCAGAATGTCCAAGAATCATCATTATCTTCTATGTTCCACATCTGACCACTATTATCCCGATATGAAGTTTCATTCTGAATTCCATCATCTATAAATCCAAATGGAGTCATTTCTTCTTCGATTTGTTTAATTCTGTCACTGTACAAATCACTTCTCACATCAACCTCAAGTAATTCTTTGAAATATTCTTGGGTTGTCATCCAACAAAACATCACAAGAGTCATCACAAGGTCATCGTGGTGACCCTTTTCAGCCTCAAATGAACCCTTCTTTGCAATGAAGGTCGTGAGTTCTTTGATTGTCTGGAAGTCTTGAATTATCATCTTGTCTTCCATGATGAGAGATTTCAAAATTGAACATCCTAATCTCTTTACAGCATCAGTAGTCCTTAGTCCCGGCATTACATTTCCAGAACCAAACCCCTCTCCAAGTACCTGACCCTTTCGACCACGAATGGTACTACTCAATACGTTGTGATATTCGTAGTCGTTCTTGAGAATATCAGCCACCTGACCACCGATATCATTAATCTCTACCAAAATAAACGCATCGTTGTATTGTTTTGCTACTGGATAAATTGCACTGGGATAAACCATCGGCGGCATTTCATTGTTTCGAAACGTAGCACATATTTTGTATGGTACGGTCGTCATGTCAATTACGCTAAACGCATGGAAGTCCTGACCAACACCCCTAGACACATCAACCGTGATTGCATAGAGGTGGTCTTTTTCTGGTGCATGGTAAATCTTAAAGCCGTTATCCATTGATTGTTCTGGGTCAACATAAGCAAGACATCTTAGTTTATCTGCGTCGATGAGAGTTCCTGCCGAACCCAAGAAGTCGCATTCAAATTCCTGCCGAAACTGTTCTTCGGACGTATTTGCAATTGTCTGCTCTTTCCACTTTTCATCTCTCCCCGGAACCTGTGACCAGTGTACTTCAATCGGAACGTATGAGTTTCTTTTGTTTGATGCATCTTGCCAGAACTTATAAAACAAGTTCATTCCGTGTGGGGTGGACACCATCAAAACCTTTGTCGATTGACCGGAGGTGATGGTAGGATATACCGAACTGAAAAACTCATCAGCCACTTCATGAGGAACGAACGCAAATTCGTCAAGGAAAATCATATTGAACGAACCACCACGGACTGCACTGGATGATGTTGCAGATGCAAGGATTCTTGACCCATTTTCTAATTCGATGCTTCCCTTGTTCCAAGAAATAACACCCTGCTGAAGCCAGAATGGTAGGTGTTCATATGCAAGTTGTAGTCTGTGTAGAAGTTCGCGTGCGGTCGCTAACTTATTCGCAAGAATGGCAACATTGACTTCTGGGTTGAACAGAACATAGTGGAGAAGATACGCAATAACAGTTGTTGATTTGCCGCTCTGTCGCGGGAGTTTGCAGATAACAAATCGGTTATCGTGTACTTGCTGTACGATGTCTTCCTGAAAATCATAAAGACCGAATGGAATAAGTCCCTCATCAAGAGAGACAATTTTTACAAAGTTCTTGATGAAGTGAACGGGGTCTTGGGAGCATTTCAAATACTCTGCGACTTGCTCTTTTGTGAATTCAACTTCAACACCAGCCGCTTTGAGATTTGGATTCCCTAAATAACTTTCAATCTTCTCCGCCATCTATAACTTCACTTTCTACATCGATTATTTCATGTTCTTCTTCGACCTGATTTGCAACAATCTGCTTGTTCTGGTCTTGAATCATTTTCTGTAGTTCTTTTGTCGAACCAACAAAAAGGCTATTGTTTGTAATGTTCTGGGCGCGTTGGTCGCCGTTGTCCTTTTTGATTTGCTTCATCTTGTTGTGCATTTCAATAAGGTCTTTATTCACATCGGCAACATTTTTAATCATTTGTGCCGCGACTTCATACGCACGGGGACTTTCTGTCTCGGACGCAACAGTTAAAATTCCATCAATCGCAGTGTTTCCCGTATCGATAATATCTTTAAGATTTTTTCTAACGAGATTGTAGTCTCGCTTGAGGTCGAAGTCGGGTGGGGTGGATATGGATTTTATTTCTTTTGATTCTTCTTTGACTATTTCAGTTGGTTCGTTGGACATATCCAGAGCATCACATAATTTTTCATCAATATTTTTTTTATCTTCCACTAGATTATGTCTCCAAATATATCAATAGAACCAGAGTTTCCAGATGGAACATTGAAGGTCTGTCCTCCAAATACTCGTACATCTAAAGTTGGTATGTAGTTGGAAGCATCCGAACTTGCACCAGAAGGTCCTGTAATACCAATGTCAATTCTAGAATGAACAACACCACTTACACCAGCACTTCCTCCACCCGAAGTTCTTCCCCCGTCTGGAGCAGTTGCACCAGTAAGCGTATCGCTACTGACACCCTGCAACACAGTAGAATCCTGTGCAACAATAAGTTTTGCAATAATATTGCGAATGACTTCGCTATCTCGAATTCTACCATAAACGTAAGACTTACAGTTAAACGATAAAGTCCATGTCAACGCTCTTCTTGAATCAAAGTCACCCTCGAAGTCTTCTTCTTGTGTGACGTTGGTAAGTACGATAGGAATATCTATCTTGGTATGAAGGTCAGTTGGATTGATAGTGACCGTAAATTCTGGGGTAAAGTATGGCAGAATCTGTTCAATAATCTGAAGACCATCATCCATGAACTTGGTCATGATATGTAAATCAAAGTTGATATCGTATGGGACTTCAGAGTATGTGTATTTTAGTTTCGTATCATCAGTAGAACTGGTAAGAGAACCTTTACTTCTTGCAAATAATTTTTCAATGGTTTGTCGTTTTCTTGCATTATCATAATCGATGCTGTTGATTTCAAAACTCATTCTGGGAAGAGTCATTGAAACAACTTGACCATCTTCGTTGGTAATGGAACCACCCTCTTCTAATCGACGAAGATACTTTTCCTTCGAACCATAAGCCAAAGGTACTCGCATAAATTCTGTGCTTCCATCGGCTTTGTTCTGTCTTCGAATGTGAAGGTTGTTGAACAGAGAACCAAAAGCAACTACTAGGTTTCGAATTGATTTATTACTAAAATATTCAAACATTAGTAACCACCTTCACTGAATGGGTCAGTGTCCGTAAAGTCAAAGATAGAATCTGCTTCAATCTGGAAGTCATTCGAATCATCATATGGGTCGGTTGTTATACCGGGAACGATTGTGTCGCTAGTCGATTGACTTGAGAATGTACCAGTTGCACTACTAGTTGCACCAGTGACGGTTACACCACCACCAAGAGTTCCTGTGACTTCAGATACTCTGAGTGTCTTGTTGGTAGAAGTCCACTTAGCAACCTTCGCAGAGAAACCTGAAGCGGTAACAGTTTCTCCGACTTTAAATGTTCCACTATAACTTGAAAATACCAAGTCGAGTGCAAATTCTTGCCGGTCAGTTTCAATCTTATCGATATCACTGAATCCTGTATCGAGGTCTTCCTGACTGTACTGGAAGAGTTCGCAGGATAGTTTATATGTGTAAAGTTTTCCTGCTTGATAGAATGGGTTTTCGTGTTCTACAAATTTGATTTCAAAAAGACCATTTGAAAGAGGCAGAAAAATCAAGTCTCCTTCTTTGGGTCTTACTAGGGAAGTCTCTTGTGTGAAGCGTTTCTTCGACACTACCAAATCCACAGTATCACGAATCTCCAAACCGAACTTAGAAATAAAGTCTCCATCACCACCAAATCCATCGATACTTTCGATGTACATTTCGACTGGATAACCATCGTCAAATTTTGAAACAGTATCCTCACCGAATAGTTGGTCTATGTTTACCGCAGTTCTGGGTAGATACACCACATCCTTACCATGAATTTTGATTGCTTCAATGGTGAGGTCTTCGGCAAGATTTTGCTCACCGGGTTTGTGATGGAAAAATGAATTAGTTGCCATTTTAGCCTACCATGAATTGGGGTGGTTCTTCGTATGTTTCTCTTAGAGTCTCTTCTAGTTTTTCCATTTCTTCGTTTGCTTGACTGAAGATTTCTTGACCATTGAACTCAACACCACCCGGAAGTTGAATACCAGTAAACTTGGAGAGGTTTGCACCCCACTGTCTTTTGAAAGAAGCGGTTATATATTGCTTCATCCATCTGTCGTTATAGATTTTTGTGTAGACTTCTGGGTCAATGACAGCATACGCCTCAAACATCATGAAGTCACCTACTTGTAAATCAGACCAGTCTGTATCAAGATGAAGTTTCATCTTTGTTCTAGTAAATCTAAAACTAAATTCTGGGTCGAGTAACTGTTGCATCATTGCAATGTGGTTCTGAGCGATTATATAATTCTGTAAAGACCCCCCACTACGCAAACCGTAAAAATCGTTCAGTGCTAATTGATAACGGACATCGAAAAATTGGGAAGAACTACCCACACTTTGTGAGTAGGGGAAAACTTTAATCACACTAATGGTATTGCTATCAATAGCCGAGATATCAAAGTATTCGTTTGTTATGTCGGACTCGGTAATTTGGTGAGTCAGGAAGACTCTCTCAAAACCATCGCTATGAAAAGAACCATAAAATTGAAGTGCATCATCTAGACGGTCTTCCAATTGAGAATCATCGACGTTGATGTCTATTACTGGAAACCCTAATTTTCTGAGTGCAAAGTCTTTTAGTGTCTGTCTGCTAGTGGGTTGAGCCATTTTTTTACTCCTCCGTTACATATTATGTATAAGAGAAGGTATCACACAGCAGCCGGCTTTGTGTCATTAAACAAAAAGGATACCGTTTCCAATTCCTTTACTGTTAGATTCGCAAGTTTTCCGAGGTCATCTGTGGAAATTTCTTCCCAATCTACATCGATTTCTTTTTGAAGTCTGTTTTGCATTTCTTCTAGATACGCACCTTCCACCTCTTCTGGAATATGGTACACATCATCAGAGTCTTTTTGGGCATATATTGAGATAACCGCATCTTGTATTTTAGTAATCTCTTTATATGAATCATTCAAGTCCATAATCAGTTTTCGGATTTTAAGTGCAGTATTAACTGGCAGTTTTTGTTCGAGTAAATCCATAAAAACTGGATATGCTCGATAGAGAGTTTCAAAATTAACCGTGACCATTCTTTTTCCTCCAAGATTTCACATAGTCTCTTTGTTCTTGTAGTTTATTTATTTCGGTATCGTCTTTACCTTCGACAATCATTTCCCAGAGAGCGATAATTAATTCAGACTCATCGGGGAACTTAGGTTGTTCTTTTTTATTCTTTTTTCTGGGAGCGGTTGCAACTTCTTTTTTTACTTTTGCATTCTCCTCATCAATTTCTTTTTGCATTATTTTGAAATCTGCAAGCCTAGAAATATACCTATCTCCACTTTCCCAAGGTAAAGGTCCTGGCAACTGATTACCATCCAATGTATGAATTGCATGATGGTCGCCTGGAGTATAACTTATCCAGAGGGTATTCTGGTCTTTTTTATATTGAGGTTCTACTCGAAGAAAAGTTTCATAGTCAATCTTGACACCATTAATTTCTATAGTGTCATCTGCATTATGTTTAAAGTACATCTATCACTCCATATTAATCGTCATAAGCGTTAGAACCATCGGCAAAGACAACGGCACCAGTTTGTCCTTCTGTATAAGTATCGATGAACCAGTTAGAAGCAAATCCAATTGTACCGCCACCAATTCCAGAAGTTGTTCCTTGGAATCTAGCCATAGAATGATAATCCATGTTCATGACTGCTCCACCCATCGACACTCCTGCTACTAAACCAGCGGTGGCAAAAGTACCCCCAGTCACATGAGCAGAACTGTTTTCTTGAATAACAAGATGGACTGCTGTGTTCTTTGTGATGGTTGAGTCTACTATGTTTGCAGAACTATTTTTCTCTAAGACAACACCTTGGGTGTTGTGAATAACTCCACCATCTCTCAGGTCAATGTTGCAGTTTTGGTTAGCGTGGATTCCGTTAAATACTCCTCCACCCACTCCAGTGTTAAATGTCGCACCATTCTCGAAGTAGTTTCCGAAGTGAGAATTCAAGAATCCTCCATTATACATTTTTACTCCACCGTTTCTATTGAAAGAAATTCTGTTGGAGTTTGCGTGTACACCAGAGTTGTTTGCAACGTAGATTCCTGCGTCTGCATTTCGGAAAGAGATACAACCATCTCTTCTGGACTTACCAAAGCGAGAAAGGAATCTAGTTGATTCTGTTCCTAGCACACCAGCCGCATCATTGAAATCTGATGTAGTACCATCGGTTGCGGTGGTATTAGTTCCGGTTTTTGCTTGATAAACAGTGGCGCTTCCCATCATGTCAAGATTTGAATTATCCTTTACAGAATATCCATATCCACCATTGAATGCTGAGATTGAGCGGTTTAATTTTGCCTTTGAGGTGTCTTTGATATTGAAACCGTCTTGCCAGTTTGCACTGAAAAGGTTGTAGTTAGAATCAATGTTACTTGCTTTTGCATATACACCGTATGAGTTACCAGTGAACATACAATAGTCTGCTGAAATTGAACCTTGGTTTTCTGAATATAGTCCGTAATAGTTTGCGGAAGATACTACACCAGTTCCATATACCATCGATTGGTCAACATACAGTCCATTCTGGAAACCACAAATTGAAACATTTTCAAGAACACACATTGCATTGTCAGAAACAGAGATGCCGTTTCCGGTCACACCATCTGTAAATTCGTATGTCCCGCCGTCTAATCTGTGACCTCTACCACAAAGAACGACATTTGAAAGTTTTCCTAGTTTACCGCCATTTTTAACATTGATGCCGTTTGAATTATCAAAGTTAAGTCTTGTTCTGTAGACCTGTACTGTTCCGATATTCGTATGTCGCTGGGCAGCGGCAGTAGTCATTAGTTTTTCATAAATGTTACCACACGCAGTCATTCCATTTCCACCGAGGAATGGAAGTGAACCTGTGAAACCTCCGGGTGCGGAAGATGCAGTCACAAATGTATTGGATGCTTTCTTCGAGTGACCCGCATAGTTGGATATTGGAGTGCCGGGTGTCGCTGGTGATGATGTTGAGTATTGAATTCCCTGTGGTGTAACAAACGCTTCGTTACACGAAACTGCTTGTGTAAATCCACTTGTTAACATATGGTTGTTGTGTCTAATATGAACTACAAGGTGCGGGAATGTTGAAGAACCACCTGTAGCAAGAATTTCGTGTGCGCCGACTGCGAGAAGTTTTCGTAAAGAAACGGATGCTCCCTGAGCAGTTGCACCACTAACACCATTTTCTCCGGTAGCCATGTAGTTGTCACCGGAACCTCCAAAGTCAGTTTCAAACGCAGTAGGACCGTTACCCGTTTCTCCTGCGACTGTAGTATGAACAATGCCTGATGGTGTGTAGTTTTGTTCTCTGATTACAGCGAAGTCACCAGTTTGAATGTTTGCAGTTGAGTCCACACCAATTTCTAATATGTACCCACCAATTGCGGCATTTGCACCACCCATAGAAACACTTGGTGCGGTTTGGTAATAATTATAGTTTCTTGCAGTAAGTGAAATTGGAGTTTGACCGACGACATTAATTCTCTCCCCATCGGGATGGTCAACTACAATTTCGCTTTCATTATATGCTGTAACCACATCTACAACATCAGCAATGTTAATTGTTACTGTTGCAGTTTTTGCAATTTTCTTGTCTCGTAATACTTCAAATGCTCTACCCAGTGTTCTGAATGGTGCATCCGAACTACCAGCAATACCTACCGCATCACTTCCTGTTGTCGAGTTGATGTAATAATTAATATCAGCATTAATTACTGAAACGAATTGGTCATCAAGACCTGAAATTGTAATATGACTATGTGCCATTTTGTTTCCTTAATCTCCGCTTATATTTATATGTTGTAACCAACAAAGAAATCTGCATCTGCTGTATAGTGGAAATGAATCAAGTTATCTCCCTGAGTATAATTACCAAGGTCATTGTTCAAAACCAAAGTATTGAATCCCTTGGTTCCTCTATCTCTGATAGAATTGACTGCTGTCGCAGTTCCCTGTCGATTTCCACTGTGCATTGGGTAAATTGTTCCTACGTTTCCATCTCTGCTACTACCTCCACCATATGGGTCATATAATCTAACGGTAGGTTTTGCTCTCATTGTTGTTGAGAATTGTACACCAGCATGGCATGTATTACTGATAGCAGGGTCGGTGATACCGATTGGTGCATTGTTTGTGTGGTCTGTGCTACCGGGAATAGTTTCAACATCATATGATTTCTGATAGTATCTTTGACATTTAGTCAGTTCTTCGTACCCAGTCGGTATTTTTAAGTTTGTAGCATACGCACCTGCTTCGAGTTGGAACTGAGTAAGACCAATATGTCCCCCCGAAGCAAGTCCACCGGATTCATTCAAGTTAATTTGGTTTGGATGTGCATAAAGATTATCACTCTTCCATGTATTTAAATTTGCTTCGGTTGTTCGAAGGGATGTTCCTGCACCAAGAATAAACGAAATTTGAAGACCAATACCTTCTTCATATTGCCAATCAGCAAATTGTAGTTCTGCCATTGGAACAGTTATTTTCTTTCTAACCCAACCGTTGGTCACCGAAGAACTACTAACCGATGCAACATAACTTCTACTGTTATTTGCATTTCTAAACACAACCGTTATTGGTGTTGCTGGTGAAATTGATGTTGTGGAGTTGTCATTTTGAATTAAGAATGAAAATGTAAAGAAGTCTGAACCCCATAGGCTTTGGAAATCGTATCCTTCAACCGCATGAGTAAGTGCGTAGAACGCATTCGCAGCAGTGGTTGTATCGTTATTCTTTTGAATCTTCATCCAATACGACATCGGTGGTGAGTAGTAGTTTGCAACTTGATTACCAGACGCAGTAATAATTCCAGGCTCAGGTCGTCCTGTTGTTTCTCTTGAAATCGAAAAACAAGCAGAACCATTTCTACTGTAGTACCATCTATCCATAACATTTAGTTGAGATGAGGTTGTGTCATTGAAACTAGTTCCTCTTTGTGAAACTCTCAGTAAAGGATTATCAATTAAGTTACCTTTTCCAATTTCAGGTTTAAGAACAAATTTTCCTGTCGTCCCATCAACACTAATCATATCTCCGGGTTTTTGAGCATCGACACTTGTCGCAGAACCTCGACCAGAATCAAAGTCTGAAAGTCTTGATAAGTTTGTAGTAAACAGTGCCGCGTCTGCTTGTGCAGATGCTTTCACAATCCAGTTTATGGTAACAAATGGATTTCTAATATTAAAGGCAGTGTTTGAACCACTTGAAGATACACTAACACTTTTGTCAACAATTCTGTGGTCACCATCTTCACTACAAGCAGTAATTTTCCAGTTGTTGCTTGTAATTGGAAAATCAAAATCAATTTTCTTGACAGTGTGTCCGTATGTGTTGACACCTCCACCAACAATATCAAAAGGACCAGTACCATCCAATACTGCGTCATCTGAGTCTGCTTGATTTCGAATCGCATCATCCTCATATACTTTATATGTTGCGGAGTGCGAGTGACTTGGGAGGTTGTTGGTGGTTAAAGTTGCAGTGTCTTGTCCACCATTATCACCCAATTCTCTTGTTGCATATGCAGTATTTCTTGTTTGATTTTCGGTAGAATTATTTACACCAATTGCACCTTTTCCTCTAAAATCAGGAAGATAATAACTATCACCAGCATGAGTTCCGTGTGAATCACCAACAAGAGATGCTAAGTCTGGATATTCAGTTGCAGAAAATGTGTCTCCATTGAGAAGCAACCAACCTTTTGGAATGTCTCTATCTGACCCCACGAACGGAGCAACTGTTCCCACAGGTTGTACTTCACTTAGGTCAACAAGGTTTGATTCACTTACACCATTTTGCAATCCGATATAGTTTTGAACTACACCTTTGGTTGCGGTCATCATGGTGACCATTGCTTTTCTTACAGTACCTGTTGTTGATGGAGGAGTTTTGGTAAGTTTACCGGCGGTTGCATTACTTAAAAAGTAAACAGTTCCATCTTCGAATGAACCAGTATCTGGGGTTGCTTCAGAGAGGTCAACTAATCCTGAAAAGACAATGTTAATTGTGCTTCCGGTTGAACTTTCGACAACACCTACTGCTTCTGCATTTACAGCAGTATCTGCTTGTGCTTTAACGTATACATCTGATGCCGCATCAAAACGAACAACATCACCTGCAACTATATTGCCTGTAGTTTGGTTTACTGTTAATCGAGCGCCTGAACCGCTACCTTGTTGACTTACGAATGCACTGTTACCCACGGGTTTCTCCTAGTGTATACTTGTATCTATGTGATAAAGAGTATGGTGTGTGTGGAAATCGGCGGCGGTTGCAGAATCTCCGGTTCTTTCGATATGAATACCTTGAGTTCGACCACCGATACTCTTGACATCAGTCAATGCTGCCGCGGCTAAGTCTGTACCTGCTGTCATGTCTATGCTCATTACGATATTTCTATTTGCTGCCGCACAATTAATACCTTCAGCACTGAACCCATGAATTGGATATAGGTCTATATCTAGAGGTATCATTGTTGGAATTACTGCACTACTAACCGCAAATTGATTTGCATGTGCGGTGATAATATTATAATATCGCTTACATAGTTGTTTTTCTATTTGGAGTGGACGTTCTTCGAATCTAGTTGCATTTGCTCCTGCTTCGAGTTGAACTCTCGTAAGGTTAAATCCAGAAGAAATTCCAGCACCTGCACCGTCAAGGAAGAATCTTAATTCTAACCAGTTTGCTTCTGCTGAGATACCAGCACCACTTCCACTAAATCCACTAATTGCTCTAGTCTTAAATCTCTTTTCGTATCTAGTCCAAGATGTGGATAATGCATGGGTATGTCCATGCTCATAGATTGTTCCGTTAGTGAATATTCCACTCGCAGAGGTTGCTCCACCTCCATATGTAAGACCGGCGCCTGAAGTTCCTTGGAATACTTGATAGAGGGAAATACCGAAGGAACATCCTGCGTTATCTGCATGAGCAGAAACACCTGCTTGTCTTGCCCAATAGGAAACAACAACATCATTTTCTGTTCCACTTCTTGCTAGTGTTCGAACATCTTCAATTCTTTGTGCGAGAACCACATTACCATCACCTAGAGCAGTATTCTTTACAACTTGAATAAAGTTCTTGACGGGTTTTGCTCCACCGTTCGAGAATATCTGCACATCTTGAGTCAACCCAAATCGAGAAACTGTACATGTACTTGTATTGTCTGCATCAGTCGCTCTATGTGAAGGTGCGATTAGCCACTGGTCAGCATGGTATCCAGTTTTACCGGCAGCAAAGTCACAACTAACACCATCGTAAGTTAATCCAGTTGGTGCTGGTTGGAATAGTTTATTTGTGTCTCTTGCTTTAGTCCCACTCGAAAGAGTATGTTCCCATCTTTGCCAGAAGTCAAAGTCACCGTTGACAATTTTGTTTCGGAAAGTGGACTGAGGTAAGAAGTCTGGTCTTGTCATGTTTTGAGTTATAAGGTCTACATCGAGGAAGTCAGAAGAAATTCCTGTAGTTTGACCGATTTCAAAACCTGCATAATTGACAAACATTCCAACCGTATCAGATACACCAACTAGAATGGGTTTTCTAATTTCACCGGGAATCAGTGGGTCCGCTGATGTAAATCCACCAGCAGGACCATTCGTGCCATTTAGGAAGTATGCTTCCCCAGGCATCAAAGTGAATCCTTCATTACCAGTTGCTATGTTCGTTGTGATTCCAGTTCCGTCACCGAATGATGCACCAGCAAGGTCTACAAGACCAGAGTACACTGCAATGAACTGGTCTGCACATGCACCCACTGGAGTTTCCTCGACGATAGCAACAACTTCAGCACCTGCTCTTGAGGTAGCAGTTGCCTTTTCGTAGGTTGAACCCGCACCGGCTGCAAGTGTACCATTTTGATAAAACTTGATTAAGTGACCTTGGCTAAGTCCGTGGGCAGTTTGCGATACTAATTTTCTATTTACCCATTTGTAATTTAATAATTTATCGTTTGGTGTTCCTGAGTATGA